CAGGAAGGCTGTAAGAATTTTTTCATTGAGGGCTCCCCATCTAGAAGCTATTATAGAACACCATCAGCATTTGTTCGACAATAACCACTCTAAGCCACATACAGAAATAGAAAGAGTTGATGCTAGCAAACTAAAGTCAAGAAAAGAATATAAAACTCACAAAAAAAGCATAATGGATATTTTAGATGATCAAGGAAAAGAAAATGGCTAAATTAAAAGAAGAAGTAACTAAAACCTTTGGTAAAAACATTATTTTATCTGCTAACTCAATTATAGATAAACCTACGTTAGTAGTGCCTATTGGCCCCTCATTGGACATTGTTTTAAATGGTGGTGTTCCGGAAGGCAGTTTTGTTGTATTAACAGGACAGCCTAAATGTGGGAAAACTACAACGTCCCTATCGTTTGCTGCTACTGCTCTTAAACCCGAATACCAAGGAGACTTACCTTCTCCTAGAAAAGCGTACTACCTAAACATTGAGGGTAGATTGAAAAAGAGAGATTTAGAAGGCATACCAGAATTAGATTTAGACAGATTTGATGTAATAGGCTCTCAACAAGGGAAGATCTTACACGCAGAAGAGTATCTACAAATCGCAGAAAAAATTATCAATCAAGAACCGGGAAGTATACTAATTATCGATTCTTATTCTGCCCTATGTACAGAAGCTGAAATTACATCAGATATGAATAAAATGCAAAGAGCTGATGGGGCTAAACTCTTGGCTAAATTTTGCAGGAAAGTTGCTAACGTTATTCCTGTTAATAAAAACATAGTAATTGGTATTACACATCTTATGGGAAATCCAACAGGGTATGGAGCAGAATTTAAAGAAAAAAGCGGTCAGGCCGTAGCATATCAAACAGACATTAAGCTTAGAGCTAAAACTTTTTCACCTTGGTTGCTAAATAAAGACAATAACTCTCAAATAGGACAAGAAGTAACATGGCAAGTAGTCACCTCTTCGTTGGGTCCTCCGGGCGGATCTATCACTAGTTATTTAAGATATGGACAAGGCATAGATAAACAAATGGAAGTAGTGAATCTAGCTATAGATTTAGGTCTGATCCAAAAAGCAGGAGCATGGTACACTCTAAGTTTTGTAGAAGAAAAAGAAAAACCCAAAGCTCAAGGGGTAGAAAAAGTTAGACAATATATCGTAGATAATTCTGGATGTTATGACAAGCTTTATTCTTTGATTAAAGAGACTATGGGTATTTAGTAATGATAGTTATAGATTTGGAAGGCAATTCCACAAATTGGCTCTTGACAGGGAACACCTCTCATGCTAGAATGCTTAATAAGTCCAAGCTTCATTTAAGAGCAAGAAATTTACTTAAAGAGATCCACCCAACCTTACAGATACTAGAAGAAATACCAATTCATGTTAGGAGAAAAGAGCTTCTATATTTAGACTTCTATATTCCGTTAATAAAAACCTGTATAGAAGTTCATGGAGAGCAGCACTATAAGTTCATTGGACACTATCATGGAAATAGATTTAATTTTATTAAAGCCAAACAGAGAGATGTGTCGAAAAAAGAATGGTGTGAGTTGAACAACATTACACATCTAGAGTTAAAGTTTGATCAAACAGACGCACAATGGAAAGAAGTAATAGAGAACTAAAATGAATACAAAAGAGAAAGTAAAAGAATGGGATGAGGTTTTAGATTCCTATGAAAACAGTATTGGCTTTCCTAAATATAATGAGTCTCTTATTAATGAAAAAGAACTTAATGAATATTTCTCTATGAGTAGGAATGTCATTGAAAAATTATCCCCAGAAGATACAGCTCAAATTTCATACAGACTATCACAGTTCGCTTTTCATGTGCAAAGAACTTTAAATAGAGAAATAGCTAGACACAATTGGGCTGAAGAAACTATAAAAGAAACCATAGCAGACGAATTAAACAGCTATAAAGGCTATGGCTATGTGGAAAAGTACTATCAGGCAGTTAAACACAACGAAGCTGCTCAGTCTTTGAACAAAATAAAAAAATATGCTAAACAGAGAATAGACAGACTATCTTATACCGCTAACTCTATAAAAAATCTATCTGACATCCTTATGGCTATTAATAGGAATAAAAATAAAAATGGACATCAATAAACTAAAACAAGACCCAGAAAAAATTCAGCAACTTATAGACTTATTAGGCTCTTTATTACCAGAAGAAGATGTTGAACCTAAAACGGTCAATAAAAAGACAGCAAAGAAAAAGACAGTAAAGAAAAAGACAGGAACAACAAGGAATACCAAAACAAAGAAGAAAGAGTCTGCAAATAAATTTTTAGATATGCCAGAAATGAATATGCATAAGGAAGACAAAGAGATAGATCAGCAATTACAAAAGTTTCCTCCAACACCCAGAACAAGACCTACTGTAGAGAATATTTCTGTAACATGTAGAATTTGTGGGAAAAGAGAAACTATAAGCCAAGGTCTATTGTTTGAAGGCTTAGACAGATATAAATGCAATAAATGTTCTACACAGTCAGGTTAAAATGATATTATCCAACCCATCTGCTGAAAGAGCTGTACTATCAGCTATTATTAAATATGGCTCAGATATATTTTATGATGTATCTGACATATTAACAGATAAATGTTTTACTATAGATAGTAATTCTAATATATTTCAGTGTATCAAAAAATCTATAGAAAACAATAATCAAAACCGAATAGACTTAGCTTCTATCTATAGTAGTGCTCAAGAACTGGGTATGTCTAAAGTATTTTCTACAAAAGAAGAGAATCAGCATCTAAAAGCAATTATAGATTTCCCCGTAGAAAAAGAAAACGCTAGAAAATTTGCTACACAAATTAGAAAATTGGAGATAGCTAGAGCACTAAGAGAGAAGTTGCAATCTGCTCAAAATAACTTACTAGATGTTACAGGTACTGAAAACGTATCATCTATTTTATCAATAGCTGAAGATAGTGTACTTAACTTTTCAGAAAGTTTAACCGATACAGACAATCATCCAGCTCCTATGAGTGATGATATAGACGAATATATTCAACATCTTGTAGACAACAAAACTGAACAAGTAGGCATACCAACAGGATTTCCTGTGTACGACGCTTCTATTGGTGGAGGCTTAAGAAAAGGTACTGTTAATGTTATTGCAGCCCGACCAAAAACGGGTAAAACCTTGTTGTCTGATAATATGGGCTTTTTTATTGCTAGTGAAATGGGTATTCCTGTTTTAAATTTAGATACAGAAATGAACAAGGAAGATCATATTAACCGTATCTTAGCTATGATTACAGAAGTATCTATTAATAAAATAGAAACGGGTAAATTTGCAGATTCAGCTAGCCACAAAACAAAAATAGAAAAAGGCATACAAAAAATTAAAGACTCAAAGCTGTATTACAAATCTATTGCTGGTAAAACTTTTGATGAGCAGATATCTTTAATGAGAAGATGGATAATGACAGAGGTGGGGATGAATAGTGATGGAACAGCTAAAGATTGTGTTATATTCTATGATTATCTAAAGTTGATGGATACTCAAGGTATGTCTCAAGACATGAAAGAGTATCAGGTTCTTGGTTTTATGATGACGGCATTACATAACTTTGCTGTAAAGTATAAAATACCAATTGTTTCATTTATACAATTAAATAGGGACGGAATTACAAAAGAAACCACTGACGCTGCAAGTGGCTCTGACAGAATCGTATGGCTCTGTAGCAACTTCAGTATTTTTAAGAGGAAAACAGATGAAGAGATAGCAGAAGATGGACCAGATAATGGCAATAGAAAATTGGTACCTATTATTAGTAGACATGGCGGAGGATTAGACGATAATGACTATATTAATTGCCATATGAAGGGCTGGTGCGCCAAGATTACAGAAGGCAAAACCCGACAAGAAGTAGTAAATAATACAGGAGACGATAAGGATGGCTTTGTTATTGGAGAAGAAGGTGAAGAACCAGAAACATTCACATTTAATTAGTCAAGACAAATTAAAAGTAGTTTGTGACGGATTATGTGATAATATCGAAGAATTGCTTGAGCGATTTGATATTGAATATTCTTGCAACGGTAAATTATTAAGTATGGCTTGCCCAATACATGGTGGTGATAATATTACTGCTCTTAATATATATCCAGAAGGAGATACTTATAGAGGAAACTGGAAGTGTAGAACACATGGGTGTGAGGAAGTTTTTAAGGGTTCTATTATAGGATTTATTAGAGGCATACTATCTAGACATAAACACAACTGGGAAAAATCGGGAGATCAAGCTGTATCTTTTCAAGAAACTTTAAATTTTTGTTTGGCCTTTATAAATCAAGATCTTGATAAAATATCAATTGACCATACGCATAGAGACAAAAGCAAGTTTGTAGCAGCGATAAAAAATACCAGTAATACTTCTGAAAAAGTAGAAAATGGCGTAGCTAGAAATATTGTAAGAAAACATTTAGACTTAAAACATCAGTATTATATAGATAGAGGATTTTCACCAGAAATTTTAGATAAATATGACGTTGGATACTGTTCTTCTAAAGGTAAAGAAATGTCTGGTCGGATTGTAGTACCAGTATATGATCATGATTATCATCATATGATAGGCTGTACAGGTAGAAGCATATTCGACGTTTGTAATAAATGCAAGCACTATCATGAACAAGGAGCACCATGCCCGGATAATAATCTATTGTTTTTGCATAGCAAATGGAGACACAGCAAGGGTCTCAAAACGCAGAATTACTTATATAACATCTGGTTTGCTAAAAAGTTTATCAAGAATACATATACTGCCATAGTAGTAGAAAGTCCCGGTAATGTATGGAGGCTTGAGGAAGCTGGTATATACAATAGTGTTGCGATATTTGGGTCTTCTATGAGCGATAGACAAAAAATGATACTTGATGCTTCAGGAGCTATGAATATAATAACAATTATGGACAATGACGAAGCAGGACAAAAAGCGGCAGATAAAATTAAGACCAAGTGTTGTAAAACTTACAATGTTAAAAATTTAAAAATTAAAACCGCCGATATTGCAGAAATGTCTGTTGAACAAATTAACGAAGAAATTAAACCTTTACTTAGTATGTGAGTTTTATTATGGGAACAATTATAGCTCTTTCAGGAAGAAAACAGTCGGGTAAAACCACTATTGGTAATTTTTTTATTAGCCTATTTCTGTCAAATATGGGAGTTTCAAAAGAAATAAAAATAGAAGAGGATGGAGACATTACTCTTTCTGATGTCTACGGTAATGACCTATACAAAAAAATAACACCAAGATACGAACTACAAAAAGATTTTGTTATAGCAAATTTATATAAGGAGTTGGATCAACACATAAAAATATATAATTTTGCTGATACGTTAAAACAGAGTGTTTGCATGGAAGTTCTTGGTTTGTCTTACGCGCAGTGTTATGGTACAGACGAAAATAAAAATGAACTTGTTGATTGTGTTTGGCCTCGTACCACATTATCTTCTGAGGCAGACGCTGATAAACAAATGACAGCTAGAGAAGTAATGCAATATGTAGGCACTGATATTTTTAGGACAATTAAAAAAACAGTATGGATAGACAGTACGATGTCCCGCATATCTAAAGATAAGCCGAAGATGGCAATTATTACTGATTGCAGATTTCCAGATGAGGTAGATGCTGTCAAGAACGCGGGAGGGTATGTGATTAGGCTGACCAGAGATTTGCATAACTCATCACATGTTAGCGAAACAGCATTGGATAAAGACAATTATGATTGGGAAAATTTTGATTACATTTTAGACAATCAGAATCTAACGATATATGAACAATCTTTACAAATCCAGGAATGGTTAGATACATTACCAGCTACATAATATGATTATAACTTATTTTCGTTCTTCTAGTTACAACACACACAATATGTGTCCCCAGCAATACTACTTTGAATATGTTTTGGGTTGGAGAGGACAGTCAGGACTTAAAGCTGATAAAGGCACTATTGTACATAAAGTCTTGGAAATATTGGCTGTTATAAAACAAGGATTACAAAACGATAAAAAGAAAATTGTAGATGATATACTGGGAGACATCAGCACTACAAAATATGATTTAGAAGATATTATCAAAAGAGTTTATGATCATTACTCTTCACACAACAGCCATCACAACTGGAAGCCAAGAGACGGTAAAGACTGTAGGGATTGGGTATATAAAGCATTAGAGTTTAATGATGGAATGTTTGATCCTAGAAAAAGAAATATTCTAGAACCAGAACAGCACTTTGATTTTGAAATCAATAAAAGCTGGGCAGATTATGATTATGAAACATCTGAAGGCAGACTATCTGGCAAACTAGCATTAAAAGGAACAATAGATTTAATTACATTGGTTAATGATGAAACTATAGAAATTATAGATTGGAAAACCGGTAAAAGATTAGATTGGGCTACAGGCAAAGAGAAAACCCAAGAAAAACTTGAAGTAGATCCTCAGTTAAGAATATATTACTACGCTATCAAAAATCTATATCCAAATATTAAATATATTATTTTTTCTATCTATTTTATAAATGATGGAGGACCTTTTTCTGTTTGTTTTGGCGATGACGACATGGAGGCAACCGAGCATTTATTAAGAGAAAAATTTGAACATATAAAGCATACTCGGAAGCCACATTTGAAAAAAAGCTGGATGTGTACCAAGCTGTGTCATTTTGGCAAAACAACATTCGAAGATACTCATATTCAACCAATGGAAGAATATAGAGATAACCAAAGAACAACACCCGGATACACTATGACGAAGTGTGAACAAGTTAAACATGATTTAGACTTGTACGGCATAGACGCAGCTACTAATATATATAAACACCCTAACCATAAATTTGGAAAATATCAAGCTCCCGGATCAACAGAATGAATCAGTATATACCTTTGCATGTGCATTCGCACTATTCTTTATTGGACGGATTGTCTAAGCCTGCACAAATAGCTGACAGGTGTTTAGAAATAGGTGTTAAATCTTGCGCTATCACAGATCATGGTACAATATCCGGTTGTGTCCAGTTTTACGAAACCATGAAGAAAAAAAATATTAAACCGATCTTGGGTTGTGAAATCTATGTTTGTTCTCAAGATTCTGAAATAAAAAAACCAGAAAATGCTAAGTTGAGTCATTTCCTACTATTGGCTAAAAATAAAGCAGGATGGGACTCTCTCATACAACTAGTTTCTTATAGCAACATGGAATCTAGATACTACCATAAACCGAGAGTTTCGCTAGACGACTTACAAAAATTTATAGACGGAAATACTATAGGCTTTTGTGGACATCTTGGTTCTACTTTATCTAATCTTATACAAAAAAATAAAGATAATTCTGCGATCAAAGAAGGTTGTGAATTTGTCTCTAGAATGCAAGACGTATTTGGTAAAAACAATTTTTTCTTAGAAGCTCAACTTATGGACAGAGAAAACAATCCAGAGCAACAAGAAATGACAGACATGGTTAGGAATATAGCAGAAAAGACAAAGTGTAAAATACTATGTACTCCGGATGCTCATTATTGTAGACAAGAGGACTCTATAGACCAGAGAATACTATTATGTAATAATCTTAAAACTACATTGATCGACATTAATAAAAAATGTTTAAATAATGAAAAAGTTCCTATGGGAGCCTTCTTTACTTCTGATAATTATCATATATTATCACAAGAAGAAATACAAAATCTACATACTCCAGAAGAAATTGAAACGACAAATATTATTGACAGCATGTGCGAAGAATATGATATCCTTAGTGCTCCAATATTACCCCCATATGATTGTCCAAATAATGCCGATCCAGCTGAATATTTAAGAGAATTGTGTAGACAGGGATGGAAGAAGAAAATAGCTAATGACATTCCTAAAGAACAGCATCAAACATATGTAGATAGAATTAAAAGAGAACTTGATGTTTTGCAGGGAGCTGGGCTGTCTAGTTATTTCCTGACTGTTGTTGATATAGTAGACTATGTTAGAAATAAAAATTGGCTACCCGGTCCAGGAAGAGGCTCTGCTGCTGGATGTCTGGTTTCGTATCTGATCGGAATTACTTCCATAGACCCAATTAAATATAATCTTATTTTTGAAAGATTTTATAATTCTGGTAGAAATACTAAAGATAGAGTCTCTATGCCAGATATTGATGTTGATGTACCAATTAATAAAAGAGAAGATGTTATATCTTATATTAAAAATAAATATGGTAGCGATAAAGTTTCTCAAATGATTACATATAATACCATGAAAGGAAGAGGGGCTTTAAAAGAGGTTTTAAGAGTTTATGGTAATATAAATTTCGAAGAGATGAATAGAATTACTAAAAATATCCCGGATGAAGCCAAAATAGCAGATGAATTGCAAGAAATGAAAGAAATTACCGGAGAATCTTCTATTATTAGATGGGCATTAGAAAATAATGTTGACAGACTCAAAGAATGGTGCTATATTGATGAGGACGGAGAATTGGCGGGTCCATTATCTAAGAGATTCGAGCAGGCTATGCGTTTGGAAGGAACAAAGTCTAATCAATCAAAGCATGCAGCCGGTGTAGTTATTAGTAGCAGTCCTTTACGAGATATTTGTCCTATGGTTTTAGATACAAAAAACAAGCAACAAATAGCTGGAATGGAGATGCAAGACTTAGAAGCTCTTGGCATGATTAAGTTTGACATTTTAGGTATTGCTATGTTAGACAAAATCATGTCTATATCAGAACATTTATACAAAGGAGACACCAATGATAACTAAAAAATTTGCAGACTTATCAATAAACTCAAAATTTGTACATAATAATATTGAGTATCAAAAATTACAACCAATCAAAATATCTTGTTGTAAATCCGTTAATGCTTGCGTATCAGCACAGCCTGCTACAAAAGTTTTTATCAACCCTAACCAGGAAGTTAAAGTAAATGGCTAATTTTCATAAAATTTGTGTGTTTGATTTAGAAACAGATGGTACCGACCCAAACAGCTGCAGTCCTGTTCAAATTGCGGCTGTTATGGTTGATCCACTAAGACTAGAAATTATACCTGATTCTAAGTTTAATATTAATCTAAAACCAGAAAAATTAGAAGATAATAAAGATTATGCATATGAAGATAGCGATGTTTTAGATTTTCATGCAAAAGTTAAAGGAGTTACCAGTGCTCAGGTGTTAGATGAGTGGCAAAATTATCATTCTCAGAAGCAGGGTTGGACTTCTTTTGTGAGTTATTTAGATATGTATCATCTAGGCAACAGAAAAAAGAAATCGCAATTTACAGCTCCCATTGCAGCTGGTTACAATATTTTTAGGTTTGACTTAAAAATTATTGACAGACTAAGTAAAAAATATGGGAATACAAATGCAGAAAAGG